GCAGATAAAACAGCTACATCTGGAACGTTTACAATTCAGTTTCCAGCACCAACTTCAACAGCAGCGATTCTAAGGATTTCTGGTTAATCATAGGAGGTAAAATCCTATGAGTGGATCAGGAACTTGGAGTGCCGGCTTTTGGGGTCAAAACCAATGGAATGATTTAGCAGACCCAACTTTTACAGTAACGGGTGTTGCGGCTACCGCAACTCTTGGAACGACTACAGAAATTGCAGGTGAAATAAATAACGGTTGGGGTAGAGCAAACTGGGGAGATTTTGCTTGGGGCATAGCTGCTAATTTAATTGCAACTGGTAACGCTGCTACTATGAATCTTGGCAGCTCCACTGCCTCGATAGACGTAACTCCAACAATTGGAAATTTTAACATAACAGGGACTTTAGGAAGTGTAACTACAACATCTATTGTAGAAGTATTTCCTACAGGTTTTGCATTAACTTCAACTTTAGCAAATGTAGATGCTGGCCCAGATGCAATGGCAACTGGTAATGCAGCTACAATGTCTCTTGGTACGATAGATGCATTCAACCAAACTGGTTGGGGCAGACAAGGTTGGAATGTAAATGCATGGGGAGTTGAAGGACAGTTTGCAAACGTTGATGTAACAGGTATTGCAATGACAGCTGCTGCTGGCACACTAGGTGCAACAGGTACAGCAACTTTAACACTTAATACTTTAAACATAGCTCAAGCTACATTAGGTAATGTAGACCCAGCACCAGATGCAGAAATTGTTGGTGAGCCAATGGTGGCAAATTTAGGAACAGCTTTAGGTTTAGCTGGAGCAGGTGCAAATCCAACAAGTCAGCTAATGACAGCTGGATTAGGATCAGTTACTGCCGTTCCTAGCCAAGAAGTAGATGTAACCGGTTTACCTTTAAATAATCAATTATCTTCAGCATTTAACGTAGTAATTCATATAGATGTACAAGTTACAGGTTTAAGCTTGACTATGAACGAAGGTTCTGCTAATGCTTTGATCTGGAACGAAGTCAATACAGGTTCAGCGCCTATAACACCTCCAGGATGGCAAGAGGTGGCTGCATAAAGAGTTTGACACAAACTCAATATTTTAATAAAATGAATACATAAGGAATAAAATATGGCGAATTCAACATCTGCTAACCTAAAGCTTACAGTACAAGCAACCGGTGAAAACTCGGGAACTTGGGGTCAAATTACAAATACAAACTTATTAATCTTAGAACAAGCTATTGGTGGTTTTACAACATTCAATTTAACTAATGCTAACAGAACTTTAACATTTACTAATGGTGCAGTTTCAAATGGTAAAAACGACGTTATTAAATTAACAGGAACTTTAGCTGGAACTAGAACAGTTAGCATTCCAGATGGAATTGAAAAAGTCTACAATGTTCAAAACGCATGTGATCATGCAGGAAATACTTTAACTTTCAAAACAGCATCAGGTACAGGTGTTCTTTTATGTGAAGGAAATAACTATGTGTTATATTCTGATGGTACAAACGTTGTAAAATTATCTGAGCAAAGAAACTGGAGAGCAGTATCAGCAGCAGAAACAGTTCAAGCTGGAGCTCAACTTTTAGTAAATACAAATGGTGGAGGAGTAACAATTACGCTTCCAGCATCGCCTGCTACAGGGGATGAAGTTTCATTTGTAGATCAAGGATATGATTTTAATAGTAACTCGTTGACTGTTGGACGAAATGGCTCTAATATAGCTAATGCAGCATCCGATTTAACGGTCAGCACACAAGGCGCAGCTTTTTGTTTAGTCTTCTCAGGAGATGCAACAACAGGTTGGACTTATAAGGAGAAATAATAGATGTCAAATTACGAAGCTACAAAATACGATTTCGACGGAGCAAACCTTACAGGTATCGAAGGTATACCTACGGCTACTATTGTACCGTGGTCTTCTTCTTCAGTACCAACAGGTTTCTTAGAGTGTAATGGAGCAAACGTTTCAAGATCAACTTACTCTGCATTATTTGCAATCATAGGTACAACTTATGGAGCTGGAGATGGTGCATCTACTTTTGGATTACCTGATCTACAAGATAACGTAGCGATAGGAAAATCTGGAACAAAAGCTTTAGCATCGACTGGTGGAGCGAACACAGTTGCTTCAACAGGAAACGTTGGAGGAACAACAGCTAACGCAACATTAACAACAGCACAACTTGCATCTCACTCTCACCCAAGACCACAAGCGCTTTCAGGTCCTTCACCACAAGCACCTACGGCTCAAGCAGGTGCGGGTCGAAACCATGGTGGTACAAGTTCTGTAGCGAGTGCTGGTTCAGGAACTGGTCACGCTCACAACATGAGTGCAACGTTTAGTGGAGACTCAACTTCAGTTGTGCAACCTTACTTAGCGGTAATTTATATTATTAAAACTTAGGAGAAAAAATGGCAACAAATGCAAAATGGACAGTAGTAATGGATGACAAAATGATCATAAAAAATTATGATGAAGGTGCTGATCCAAACAATGGTGTATCATACGTAATTAGTGATGACTCTTTTTGGGGACAAGCTAAATTTTCAAACGTCTGGGCTATTCAATATGGAACAGCGGTTGCCTCTGATACTGTAGAATACAGAGATGAAACTCCACACTCTACTTGGGAAGATGCTAATTTAGGTGACATTCAAGATTTCGTCACTAGATGGGACACAGCTCATTTAGCTCAATTACAAGCTGACTGGGATGATGCTGAGGGTCCAGAGGGTGAAACTGAAGCTGATAAAATTGCTAGATTAGGTGCAAGACCTACATCTTATACTTCATCATCTTAATAACATCCAAGAAGTTAAAATATATTTTTTACCTGATAATGGTGGATTACCTCTGTGCACGTATGGAAAAGCTGCGGGCCAAATAACTATTCTCCCTGTTTTAGGTTTAACTCTTTTTGAAAAATTTAAAAATTCTGTTTCTCCACCTTCTTCAACATCATTTAAATAAACTGTAAAAACAAAAGCTCTTGGTTCATTATCATGACCTTTTCCGTGTTCTAAATGCCAAATGTGATAACCTTCCGTAGGTAAAGTTTTTTGAATTTTTAAAGTTGTAAAATAAAATCTTTCGTTATCGTAAGCCTCAAGTGCACCTGTATTTTTAATATAATGTTGCCAAGCCATATCAAAATTTAACATCATAGGTTTTAAATCCTCCCACCATATATCTATATTACCAGCACCTGCAAAAAATTGTTGATCTTGTTTTTTTAATATAGAAGAGTTTTCTAAAGGCATTCTATTAATTGTATTATTAAACTTGTCTTGTTGTTCATAAATATTTATGGCTTTATTACATTCTTGTTTAGTAATAAAATTATCGTATGTTCCAATAAAATTATTTATATTAACTGTTTTTTCATTCATTTGTTTTTCCTATCGGATCATAAGCATGGTTTGTGTAAGGACCATTTTGATCTACATAATGTAAAAATACTTGAGCCATTCCTTCTCCTTTATATGTACCAGGTCTTCTGTGACTGTGTTCACAACCAGCATATAAAACTGCATCTCCTTCTTCTAATTCTATTTTTTCTTTTTCTATAATTATAGGCCAATTATCATATTTTTTAATACATAAAGTTATGGATATTTCACAAGAAGGTCTATCGGTGTGCGGTTGCAACATTCCACCAAATACATAATATCTCCAATAAGCGTATGTGGGAAATAATTTTAAATTAGATTCTTTTTCAACCTTTGGTAATTTAGTTTCTAATAAAGCTGTCATTAGTGGGTCATTATAAAAAGCAGGTGAAAAAGCTTGTGAGTCCATAATACGATAACCTTTATCTGCATCTAATGTATTATAACAATACTTTTGAAATAGATTTACTTCTTTAGGAGTAATAAAATTTTTTATTAATTTATAATTTATTGTAGCCATGCAACTATACTATACCTTGTTCCTTTTGTTATAGGTTCTATACTATGTGGATACATAAAATTACTAGGAAAAAAAACTATAGATCCAGCAGTTAATTTTAATCTCTTAATTTCTAAATTTTTTTGATCTCTAAAAACTAAGTCTCCACCTTTATATTCATCATTTAAATTCATAATAATACTTAGATGTCTGGGTGATGTAGAAAAATGATCAGTGTGAACTGTGTATTTACCGCCAGGTTCATACTTTAATAATTCTATTTGATTAATTTTATTACTAGTCATTTTCGGAAATTTAATTTTATAGTAAGGATAAAGTCTTTGAATCTCTTTCTTAATATAATTCCAATAAAACAGATTGGTAGCACTCTCAAAATTTAATTGATACCCTTTTACATTTCGTTTGTTAGTATCTAGATGAAGTCTAATTTCTAAATTTTTAACACATTTTTTATTTGCAAGAGCTATTATTTTTTTACAAAAAAAGGGTGCAATTACTTTTTTTAATTCAACAATTGCTTCCAAATGGTCCATTATATTGATACTTTCATTCTAATAAAAACTAATATATAAGCTACTATATGCTACAAAAATTAAATTTCAAGCCCGGTTTTAATAAGCAAGATACAGAATCAGGGGCCGAAGGCCAATGGACAGATGGTGATTTTGTTAGATTTAGATATGGTTTACCAGAAAAAATAGGTGGGTGGTTACAATTAACAGCTGGTGGTAAAAGTTTACCTGGCGCTGGTAGAGCACAAGTTGCATTTTCTAGTTTTGCTGGTGAAAAATATGCAGCTATTGGAACATCACAAGGTTTATTTTTATATTACGGTAATGACTTTTATGACATCAGTCCATTAGATACCGCAATCACAGGCGGAACTTTAACAACAACCAATGGGTCTAGCACTATAACTATTAATAAAGGATCACATAATTTAGCAGTTGGAAGATATGTAACTTTATCTGCAGTGACTGTAACCGGAGCTAGTGGTTACACAGCTTCAGACTTACAAAAAGTATACGAAATTTTAACTGTGCCTGACATAGATAAATTTACTGTTCAAGCAGCAACCGTTGAAACGGGGTCTGGTATGACAGCAGCAGGGGCTGTTACTGTAAATCCTTATG